AAGCAGGCGACGGAATACGCGAACTACATCATAAATCGCGACAACAACGGCTTCTTGCACATTCACGCCGCATTCAAGGACGCGCTGATCCGTAAGGCTGGCATACTGAAGTGCTACTGGGACGATCAGACGCGCTTCGAGACACACGATCTATCTGGCCTCGACGACAATGCTCTGAGCGCCATTATGGCCGACCCTGACGTCGATGTAGAGATTGTCGCATCAGAGCCTATTGGAGAGCCCCAGATCGACCCTATGAGCGGCCAGATCGTACCTCCGCCTATGATCCACGCCGTTCGCGCTACATACACATATCCGGATGGCCGTGTGAAGTTAGAGGCTGTGCCTCCGGAGGAATTCCTAATTTCTCGTGAAAGTAAGTCTTTGGAAGATGCCGACTATGTCGCGCACCGTCGCATTGTGACGGTTTCTGAGCTTGTGGCTATGGGCTACGAGTACGACGACGTCGCGTCGCTTGGTTCGTCATACGACGACATGGAAACCAACATCGAGCGCAGCACGCGAAACCGCGCTCTGGCCAACGAGATGAACGAGCGCAACGATCCGGCGATGAAGAAGGTGCTTTACGTCGAAAACTACATCCGCGTCGATTACGACGGCGATGGGATCGCGGAGCTGCGTAAAATTTGCACCGCGGGCGACGGTAAGACGATCCTAATGAACGAGCCGTGCGCGATGTTGCCGTTTGCCGTGTTCTGTCCCGATCCCGAGGCGCACGACTTCTTCGGTATGTCGATTGCAGACACTGTCATGGATATCCAGCGCATCAAGTCATCGATCATGCGTAACACACTCGACAGCTTGGCGATGTCGATCCACCCACGCGTCGCAGTGACAGAGGGTATGGTCAACATCGACGACGTGATGTCGACAGAGGTCGGCGCTATCATTCGCCAGCGTTCCGCCGGTCAGGTGCAGCCATTGTCTATGCCATTCGTTGGTCAGCAGGCATTCCCAGTGTTGCAATACATGGACGAGATCAAAGAGGCCCGCACAGGCATCTCAAAGGCGTCTATGGGCTTGGATGCGGGTGCGTTGCAGTCATCTACCGCGGCAGCGGTAAACGCGACTGTGTCGAGCGCTCAGCAGCACATTGAGATGATTGCGCGTATCTTTGCGGAAACCGGAATGAAGCAGCTTTATCGCATTGTGTTGCATTTGATCACGACGCATCAGGATCAGCCGCGCATGGTGCGCCTGTCGAACGAGTTTATCCCGATCGACCCGCGCACTTGGAATTCGAATATGGACGTATCGATCAACGTCGCACTTGGCCGCGGTACGGACACTGAGCGTATGATGATGCTGCGCCAGATCGGAGAGATGCAGAAAGAGGCCATGGCGACCATGGGCCCAGTCAATCCGCTGACCGACATGCAGAAGCTGTCGAATACGCTAAAGGCGATGACGGAGCTTGCAGGATTCAAAGACGTGTCGCAATTCTGGTCAGACCCTTCACAATTCCAAGCGCCACCACAAGAAGACAAGCCAGACATCAACGAGCAGCTCATTCAGGTGCAAATCCAGCAAATCCAAGCGGACATCCAGAAGAAGGCGGCCGAGTTACAGCTTGGACGCGAGAAGATGTTCATGGAGGACGATCGCAAGCGCGACGAGCTAAAGGCGGAGCTTTACGTCAAGGCGGAAGAGATGCAGGCGAAAGACGGCACGCAGCTTAACGTCGAGAAAATCCGGTCTGACATGGCGATTAATCGCGAAGTCATGAAGGCGCAGGCCGATCTGATCAAGGATGCAGCGCGTGAAGAGTAAGCAACAAATCATAGACGACGGGCACGAGGCTGCCCGTCTTATGCGTGACACAGATTTTATTCGTTTCATGGATGAAATCGAGCAGGATTGCTGGGAGGAGTTCAAGGCAACTGATGCCAGCGATAACGGTGCCCGTGAGGGCATTTACATGAAACTGCGCGGCGTACAGGCGGTTCGCCAGAAGCTGCGCGCAATGGAAGATAATGCGACTATTGAAAAAAAGACAAAATAGCGCATAATATGGAGTTTAAGGATGTCAGAAGCCAACAACCCGTTAGGGACTGATCTGAATACCGCACAAAATGCAATCAGAGCCATGATCGCGCCTGAAGAGGATACCGTGACGGAGCCTGATGCGCTTGAGGCCGAAGCCGTAGAGGTGGACGCCGAAATGCCAGAGGACGCTGAAGAGTACTCTCAAGAGTACGCTACAGAAGACGAAGGCGATTTCGAAGCTGAAGAAGATGCCAGCGAGCAGGACGACGCATCCTTCGACTTACTATCGGCCACGGTCGAAGTAGATGGAGAAGAGATTACCGTCGAAGAGCTTAAACGCGGAAATCTAAGGCAGCGGGATTACACACGCAAAACTCAAGAGTTGGCCGAAGCTCGTAAGGAGCTAGAAGTAAACTACGAAGAGATACAGCGTGAACGTGCTCAATATGCTCAGATGTTGCCTGCATTGCAGGAGCGTTTGCAGCAGCCGGTCGAACAGGAGCCAGACTGGGACACTCTGTACGATACAGACCCTACGATGGCAGCGAAGGCAGAGCGCCAGTGGAGAAAGCAGCAAGAAGAGCGTCAAGCTCAATTGCAGGCGGTTGAAGCTGAGCGTCAGCGCATGATGGGGTTGGAACAGCAACGCATGGAACAGATGCAAGCTCAGTACTTCGAACAGCAGCGCGAGTTACTGCCGGAACTCATTCCTGAATGGCGTGACAACTCTGTCGCGTCTAAAGAAGCCAAAGACATCCGCGGTTTCCTCTTAAAAGAGGGTTTCAGCGAACAAGATGTCAATGGTCTGACGAATGCTACGCTTGTGAAGTTAGCGAGGAAAGCGATGTTATACGATCAAGGTCAGACACGCGCAACTGAGGCCAAGAAAAAGCCGAAGACGCAGAAGACTAAGACACTAAAAGCTGGTTCTCGTGGTTCGCAGCCTCGACCAAAGACAGGGCAACAACAAGCGCTACAGCGCGCACGAAGTACTGGCCGCGTCGCAGACGCCGCGGCTGCAATTAAAACCCTACTCTAGGAGGCCATTATGGCAATCGTAACTAACACATTTACATCGCACGACGGTGTAGGTATCCGTGAATCACTCGCAGATGTGATCGCGAACATTTCACCTGAAGAGGTGCCATTTCAGTCAAACGTCGGCTCAGAAAACGTAGCCAACACATATTTCGAGTGGCAGACTGACAGCTTGGCGGCAACGTCGACAACAGGTGTGATCGATGGGGATGACGTGTCATCTTTCGACAGCACTTCAGCGACAACTCGTGTGGGCAACTACACACATATCCGTCGCCGCACAACTATCGTTGCAGACAACTTCTCATCGCTAGATACTGCGGGCCGCAACGACGAATTAAGCTACCAAATCGCTAAGCGCGGTAAAGAATTAAAACGAGACGTTGAGGCGGTTTTGACCGCAAATAATGCTCAGGTTTCTGGGGATTCTGCAACTGCTCGTGAGACAGGTGGCTTGGGCGCGTGGATCGCGTCAAACGCAAACGCTGGTACAGGCGGTGCGTTGGCAACTGGCAACGGTACTACTGCACGTACAGACGGCACTCAGCGTGATTTCACTGAGACAATGCTGAAAGACGCAATGCAGCAGGCATTCGTTTCTGGCGGTCAGCCTTCAATCTTGATGGTAGGCCCACACAACAAGACAGTTGTGTCAGGCTTTGCGGGTATCGCGGCACAGCGTTACCAAGCGCCATCAGACGCGCCAACAACAATCATTGGCGCGGCTGACGTGTATCTGTCTGACTTCGGGACGCTAAATGTGGTTGCAAACCGCTTTAGCCCAGAGCGGACAGCATATCTACTCGACCCAGAGTACGCATCTGTATGCTACCTACGTCCAATCCAGAACGTCGAGCTTTCGAAAACTGGTGACGCCGAGAAGTCAATGGTTATCGCCGAGTTCGGCTTGAAGGTGACCAACGAAGCGGCGCACGCAGTTGTTGCGGACTTGAACGTATCATAAGACTGACGGGGCGGCTTCGGTCGCCCCTCTCACTTCTGGGAGATAGGCATGCCACAAAAGAGATTATTTGGACACGATCCGATCACCGGCATTACACAATATTGGCACGTTACTGACAAGGGCGAGTACGTGATCGAGACGCAGCAAGACGTCACGGCGATCGCGGAAGCCAACAAGCGTCAGTACAACGATACCCCCGACAAACACCGCGACGTCAACAAGGTGGCGTCAATACCATTAAACGTGTATTATGACCTCAAGCGAAGAGGTATTGCGGACGATCCGAAGAAGTTTAAGCAGTGGCTCAACGATCGAGATAATAGAGTATTTAGGACAAGGGCGGGCACGCTGTGAGCATTACAACTTATTCCGAGCTAAAGACTGCGGTCGCTAACTGGTTAAATCGCGACGACTTAACGAGCGTTATCCCCGAATTCATTGCGCTGACCGAAGCCGATATGGATCGCAAAATACGTCACTGGCGCATGGAGACGCGTAGCACGGCGACTATTGATGCGCGCTACACGCAGTTGCCACAAGGC